CGACGAGAAGAGCGATAAGGAGAAACGTACAAACGTTACCTATCTCGTACAGGCTAAGTCGTTGGCACGTGCGCTTCGCTATATTGACGAGGTTATGGGCAAAACGATGATTGATTATGATGTAGTTGGTCTTAACCTTACGAAGGTGATGGACGTATTCGAGCATCATGCGCCTTCCGACACAGAGAAGAAAGAAGCGGATGAGTAGAGTAGGACAGATTATCGCCAATATGCCCGAAAAGATGGCAAAGGCGGTTCTCCACCAACGAGAGATACACGCTTGCCTTATGGAGCTTGACAGGGACAAAGTACTAGCCCTGCAAGCGAAGAGCGTGTATCTTAACTTTCAAGAGGGCGAGGGACGAATACTTGATGCTGTCCCTCACTACTACGACCGACCCGACGGAAAGGGAGGCTCGGTAATGGTGGAGACGTATTTTCGATACATCAATAAGGTTCATTAATTCATTCTCACTATGAACAGAAGTCAGCTAAACCCATTCTACAAGCATTCCTGCCACGATTGCCTATTGCTTGGCTTGTGTGGCAACCCAAAGGCTCGTAGGTTCACAGACTACTGTTGCAGTAACTGGGAATGGAGATATGGATGAGTAAATAACAATTTAAAAATTAGAAATGACAACACAAGTTACAACACAGCAACAAAATACTGGTATGTCGTTAGGTGAGTTGATGCACTCTCCTGCCGTAGTTGGTAAACTTAACGAGGTTTGGAGTAGCCCACAGATGGCTAACAGTTTTATGAGTTCGGTTATCAGTGTAGCTAACGGAAACCCACAGCTTCGCAAGGCACAGCCAATGAGTATTATCGGTGCGGCGATGGTTGCAGCCACGATGCAGTTGCAGGTTATCCCAACGCTCGGACAGGCATATCTTATCCCTTATGGTCCTCAGTGCCAACTACAGGTTGGCTACCTAGGCATCTTGCAGCTCTGCCAGCGTAGCGGTCAGTTCAAGAAGATACTCGCTGCTCCAGTACACGAAGGTGAGTATATTTCGGGTGATGAGTTCGATGAGGACTATGTTTTCGACAAGAAGCAGAAGAAGTCTGATAAGGTTATCGGTTATATGGCTAAGTTTGAGCTTTTGAACGGTTTCACCAAGGTCGCTTACTGGGATATTGATAAGGTTAAGGCTCACGCACAGAAATTCTCACAAGCATTCCGTGCGGGTTACAACTCACCTTGGAAATCTGATTTCGATGCTATGGCACAGAAGACTGTCTTGAAGTCCATCTTGAAGTTTGCACCTAAGTCTGTTGAAATGCAGCGAGCAATCACGTTCGACCAATCTGTAGTGAACACTAACGTTTCAGATGTTCAAGACTTGGATATTGATGCTTTCGCTCCTGAGTATGTTGATAATCTTGAAAGTGAGAAGAAAGAAAATCTCGCAGCCAAGGCAGCAGAGGCGGCTAAAGCAGAGGCGGCCGCTAAGAAGGAGGATAAGAAATGATAGTCGATAACGTTCCTCAAAGGTCGGCTGAATGGCATAAAATGCGGTTGGGGCATTTTACTGGGAGTAAGATTGCAGACTTAATGAAGTCTGGTCGCAAGAAAGACGAAATGTTTAGTGACACAGCTAAGTCGTATATCTACCAAGTGGCAGGAGAGCGTTTGTTTAACGAGGCTTTTCTTGACGATGATACCTTTCAAGACTACATTGACCAAACATCTTTCGTAACAAAGGCGATGCAGTGGGGTATTGATATGGAGGAACAGGCGAAATCTTGCTATTGTAGTCTCGAAGAGAACCAAGGCGTTGAGATAGCCGAGGTTTCTTCTTGCAAGCACGATGATATTCCTTTCTTCGCCGCTTCACCAGACGGCATCGTCTATAATCGTGAAGAACTGAAATGTATCGAGGTGAAATGTCCGAACTTGGCTACACACATGAGGTACACGGCTGAAATACACGATGGTGAGTCCCTGAAGGCCGTAAAGCCAGAATACTATTGGCAAGTGATGGCAGAAATGAGCTGCACAGGTGCTTCGTCAACAGACTTTATTTCGTACAACCCTTGGATAACGAAACCTATCCACATCGTGAATATTCCTCGAAATGAAGAGGATATTAAGTTGTTAGAACAACGTGTTATCCTCGCTAACAAATTCATCGAAGAAATAATCAATAAATAGTTCGTTCAAATGCAAATTACAGGAAACATCGTTGTGGTATGCCCATTGAAAAGCGGCGTATCGCAACAAGGCAATGAATGGCAGTCCCTTGATTTCGTGGTTGAAGTCCCTGGGCAATACCCGAAGAGAGTTGTTCTTAACTTGTTCGGGCAAGATAAAATCAATCAGCTCAATCCTCAAGTTGGAGAGCAGAATGTGACAGTTGATTTCGACATCGACGCACACGAATACAACGGAAGGTTTTTTAATCAAATCCGTGCTTGGAACATCACTCGCCAAGGACAGCAAGGTTATCAGCAACCACCGCAAGGCAATTACCAACAAGGCGGTCAGCAGTGGGGAGCGAACAATCCTGCCGCAGGGGCGCAAGCCGCAGCACAAGCGCAACAACAAGCTATGCGTAGCGCAGTGCCTAACGGTCAGCCTGCACCACCAAATGCGCAAGGTGATAGTTCAGATTTGCCTTTTTGATGCAAAGGTTGAAATGATTAAGCAAGCATTTAATTGTGTTAAGGTATGATGTACGATTTATCTAACAGCTTGGAGTTGGAATCCTTCAAACTTAGGGTAAACAAACTTAAAGAGAGCAAAAGTATGGTAGAACTGACCGAGAAGAAGGCAAGGTCTTTGAATCAGAACGCCTATTGCCATTTGGCAATATCATACTTTGCTCTTCAAATAGGTTTACCAATCCAAGAGGTAAAGGAGGTATATTTCAAGAATTATTGTAACCATGAGCTTTTTGCTCGCAAGAGATACGATAAGATTTTGAATGTGGAACGTGAATATCTTCGCTCGACAACTGAGCTTACGAAAGAAGAAATGAGCGTAGCAATAGACCGATTCTTAAATTTCGCAGCCGAACAAGGTGTTTACATCGCTCCTTCTGATGAATACATCGCATTACTACACATGCAACATGAAGTTCAACGAAATCAGAAATATTTATGACGAAAGAGATTTGGAGAGATATTCCTGGATACGAAGGAAAATATCAAGTTTCAAATATTGGGAGAGTAGTGTCGTATATAAACAACAGGAGACATCCAGCTTCGGCACATATTTTGAAACAAAAGTTATGTGGAGGGTATTTTTGTGTTGCCTTATGTAGCAAGAGTTATCGTGTTCATAGATTGGTAGCGATGGCTTTTATACCAAACCAAGAAAACAAGCCATACATAGACCACATCAATACGATACGAACAGACAACCGTGTCGAAAACCTTAGATGGTGTACGCAAAAAGAGAATGTTCACAATTCTATTTCTTATGCTAAAATGATAAAAGCAACAAGGCTTGCAAATTGCAATAGGACTGGCTCGAAAAATGCACATCATCGTCCTGTCTTTCAATATGATAAAGAAGGAAAGTTTCTAAAAAGATGGGAGTGTATTGTTGATGCAGCCAATTATGTAAGGATTAGTGATGTGTCGATAATACATAATTGTAGCGGAAAGACTAAACAAGCAGGGGGGATATTTTTGGAGTTACACTTTTATGAATGTTGCACCACCCATAAAAAATAGAGGTAAGCCGATATTGCAATTACTTGACAATGGAAATTTGGTGAGAGAATGGGAATCTATAAAGAAAGCTTCTATGCACTATATGGTTAGTACTGCATCTATCAGAAGCGCATTGACAGGGAGATGTAAGCATTCTTGTGGTTACAAATGGAGATACAAAGATGTATAACGTAGAATAGTGTTTAATACAAAATTTAAGAAAATGGATTCTTTTATACTAAGCAAAGAACAATATTGTGATTTAATGAAACTTGACAGGGTAAATGCCGTAAACTTATTCCTTTACCTCCTTGCAAATGCAGACGAAAAAGGAACATTGATTGTTAGCATCCGCAAGATTTCGACCGAACTAAATATAGGTTTGTGGAGTATTAGAACGTTGCTTAAATCGTGGTATTCCGCACACAAGCTCACACACAAACTCACACACCAAGGTAGTGTTATAACAATCAGCGACATAGATAGTTATAAACATAAAGTCGTAGAGGTTCACACACAAGCTCACACACCAACTCACACGCTAAAAGAACGCAGTCATTCCTTTGGTGAAAAGCTGATTCCTTATATGGAACAATACGGTCAGAAAATGATTCGTGAGTTCTTTGATTATTGGACGGAAGCAAATGAAAATGGGCAAAAGATGCGGTTTGAGAAAGAAAAGACTTTTGATGTTTCTCGTAGGCTTGCAAGGTGGCACAAAAATAATTTAGAGAAGAAAGGCAATACTTCAAAATCCGACATCGGTGTCGTTCTTCACGATTCTCAAAATAAAGACTACAATAAAGGCTTATGGTAAATGGAAAAGATAGATTTTAAAAGCATAGTCGAAAGACTAAACGATGGCACTGGCGTTCAGTTGCCATCCACCGTTAGTATCAAGATTCCAAACGCAGAGGAAAGGCTACGTGGTGGTCTTGATTATTTCGTGAACGTATTTTCAAGAGGTGCGGTTACAAAGGCAACCTGGAACGAGGCTAACTATCGCCCTGTTGTCGATTGGATGACAGACAACCAAGGTAGAGGCTTGCTAATGATTGGTAATTGCGGTTTGGGTAAGTCTCTTATCGGAAAATATATCCTTCCGTATCTTATCCGTGATTCTTGTAGAAAGGTGGTGAATATCTTCAGTGCGCAGGAACTGAATAACAAGCCTGACGAGATATTGTCCTGCCATATTGTGTATATAGATGATATTGGAACGGAAAATATATCTAACATCTACGGGAACAAGCGCATTCCATTTATGGAGCTGTGTGATGCCGCAGAGCAAAAAGGCAAGTTGCTTATTTGTTCCACCAACCTTACTCTTGACGAGTTGGCGGATAAGTATGGAGAGCGAACGATTGATAGGTTGAGGGCTACGACAAAGGTTGTTCCGTTCGTAGGTCAATCACTAAGGAAATAGCTTATGGCTGACATAAACAAACAAGCCGACGAGTGGCTTAGAGACCACCCGAAGGCGACACCGAGGGAGATTTGGCTGGCAGGGTACTGGCAATCAACATCGAACTGGTGCAGTAGAAAACGATAACTAATAATTTTTGGAATTATGGCACAGAAAGAAGACAAAATCAGTTTCGTAACCAACGCAACCACCAAGGAGGCGTTCGTTTACTCAATCCTCTACACAGGGGTGTTCTTCCGCAACGTCGGCAGGGCTATCAACAAGGCGGTTTACAAGCTGCCTTGGGTATTCATCATCGCAACAATCGCAATAGCAACAATCGTTAGCTTCGTCTTCATCAGCAAGGCAAGAGCGGAACGAGATAGCTACAATCACAAGCTGGTCCACGTAAGCCAGCAACTTGACAGTTACAAGGCGGTCGTTGATGGAAAGGAGGTGCAGTAATTATGAAGAAATATAAGCATATTATAGTAATGACCCTACTGATAGCCTCCGCAGCGTTGGCAGGGCTAGCGATGGTGTTCTTCGCAATCGAACACGTCTGGTTGATGGTATTGATGATTTTCTGCCTCGTCTGTGCGTTGGCGGTCGAAAACAAGATGTAAGCCTATGAAGACGAATTGGAATCCAAACACATCGAGACCAGTGCTTGCTAATGTTCCGTTGGCAATACCCGACCAAAGGACAATAGATAGGGTTACTTCCATCTACTATATAATGATAGGTTCTCTTGCCGAGATAACACAGACCGCCGTTAAGGACTTACTCGATATGTTGTCGCAGCGAAAGGACTTGTTTAGACATAAGCTAAAGTACTATATCAAGGAAGCTTATTCTCGTTCTGAGACACTAATGGCTACGTTCAAGAAGTACACAACGGAAACATCGCAATATCAGTTATGGCTCGATATTACAGACTGTATAGAGGAGGACTTGAAGCTAGATGTTCAGAGATTGTTCTATACAACGGACAATATCTTGCTAAAACACAATGTCAGTGAGCATAAGTTGCAATCACAGACGCTTGTCGCTCACAACTTGGCTATTATGCTCCATGATATGAGCCTAAGATACGACAAAGTAATGAAAGATATTGGATTTTGCGCTCCTGGAGTAAAGCCTAGCCAAGTGTTCCTGCGGCCAATGTACGGAATCTACACAGCTATGCGTGAGGTTGCGGAAATCGTCATCAAGGATAAGGACGCCGAATATTTCAAGGAGAACGGCCAGATTTACAGGGCTCTCGAAATACTCGCACTAAAAGTTTGCGACATCGACCGTATAGATAATATGGCTAACGAGGGCTTGAAACTGAACGGCGTTGACTTTGATAGAGAAGATAATCAAGACAACTCCTTTACGGAATGGAACGCCGTCCAGATAAATGTTCTAAAGAGAATCTACAACAAGCAGACCGATGAAGAGATAGCCAACATTCTTGGGCGTTCGGTAGGCTCTATCAAGGCAAAGGCTAGACAACTTAAACTTAAAAGAGGATAATATGAGTGGAGGCGCATTTGAATATGCTCAGTATCGTATTGCTGACATATACACGCAGATTGAGGATGAGATTTATGGACATCCTTTAGAAGATGAATATGAAACCAGTAGATACCTCGAAGACCATTGGCTCGATGATAACGAAAAAGAGTATATCAAGAAACATCATCATACAATGCCGAATGCTTCTGGTTACTCCAAGGAGACAATCAGAGAGTTCAAGAAAGGAATCGCCTTATTAAAGAAAGCGGAGGTCTATGCGCAACGTATCGACTGGCTTCTTAGCGGCGATGATGGGGAGGACAATTTCCATGAACGCTTAAGAAACGACCTGGAAGAGTTGAAACATAAAAAGAATTAGTTTATGAAGGAAATACCAGTTGGCTCTCGCCTCACGTTAGAGGTTGTAGAGTCGCCAATCAATGGCTGCGACGGCTGCTTCTTTGACGAGATTGCAAGAGATTTGTATGACGATTTCTGCAAGCAGTTCAAGTGTAGCAGAGCCGAGCGAAAGGACAAGAAAAGTGTAATTTATAAAGTAGTGGAGAAGTAATTATGGAAAAAGAAATTAACATAGCAGAGATACTTAGAGACAAGCCAAAAGGCACAAAGCTGTATTCACCTATCTTTGGCAAATGTAAATTATCAAAGGCAGAGTCTGATACGTGCATTAGAGTTCACACAGACAATAACCATTACTATTTTAATAAGTATGGGCATTATACGACAAATGCAATGAACTCTATTTATGGAGAATGTTGTTTATTCCCATCCAAGGAAATGCATGATTGGAGCAAGTTTGCCTGGAAGAAGGGTGATGTGCTGGTAAGCAATGATGGGGGTACAGAGGTTATTTTTGACCATTGGTATGATGATTACACTAACTTCTATGGCAAGCACTATCTATGTAGCGAGGATGAGAATGATATTAAGTATTATGAAGACTTCCTTTGCTCTACTGATAGGTACTCCATTGAAGCCGAGGATGCTGCTCAGTGTTACATCAACACCATCGAGGAAAGACTTGGTGGTAAACTTGATATGGAAACCTTGGAGGTAGAACTTATCAAGCCAAAGTGGACACTAAAGCCATTTGACTATGTGCTATCAAATGATAATGATGATAATGAATGGACTTTATGTCAGTTCTCACATATTGACAAGAAAGGTAATACTGTGTTTGTAGGTGGTAGCTATGCTGATAAAGGCAAAATTGTTCTTCCTTACAAAGGCAATGAGCACTTGTTGGGTACAAATAAAACATTGAAGGATTGATTATATGATGATACTTAAAAGGTTTGTATATTTAATAGTACTTATAGTAGGTGTTGTGATCTGCATAATACTTTTTCCTGTTTCTATGATTGCAATTCCATTCTTGTGGGTAATAACAGGACAAGAATTTTCGTTATTTTCCCAAATAGATAAATTAAGTGATTGGATAGACGATTTAGCTGATTATTTAGGAATTGAATAAATATGTATTATGATAGACGAAAAGAAGATAGAAGAAACTGCAAAAGAATACAGCAAAGTAACTGATTGCAATAAAACAGAAGCAATGCTTGTTGAGGAAGGCTTTAAAGAAGGTGCTCACTGGGCAATCGAGCAGTTTTTGAAAGACCTGTGGCATCCTGCCAGTGAGGAGCCAAAGAAAGGTAAACTTTGCCTATTGGAAGTTATCTATTCTCTACCTCTTAGTATGACAGACGAAATAGATTACATAACGTCAAAATCTAAAAAGTATGGATGGGAAGAATATAATTTCAAACGTAATGACAGAGAGATTACTCGTTGGCTTTATGTCGATGATTTACTTCCTAAGTAGAAAGGAGGCAAAGGATGCAAGAACTAGTATTTGACGTTATGCTCAAAGGCAGGTTTATATGTACATTGAGATACAAGTACTGTCCTTTATTTCCTGTCAAGGACACAGAGCTTATAGCTTTCGTTGAGCAGAAGAGACCAACACTGAAAGGTAAACCATATAATATTTGTTTTTAACATGGAAGAATATAAAGTAGGCGATGAAATCACCTTGGAAGTCGTAGAAGCAAAATACTCAGATGACCGTGCAAGAAAATGTGCTGAATGCTTCTTCTTTGGGCTATATCCAAACACAGGATGCGCAGCACCATCATGTATGCCTGAAGAGCGTTCAGATGGAAAGAATGTAATATACATTGAGAAAGGGAAGTAAGTATGAAACAGAAATACATAGTTGGTGATTTGGTTAGAATATCATTTATCTCAGATGATAAAATCTTTGAAATTATAGAGGGTGGTACTATAAATCCATATATAGCAAAAGATATGGATGGGAAAGAAGCTATAGCGGAAGAACATAGTATAATCCCAATTCCTATTACTCCAGATATTCTTGAAAAGAATGGGTGGAATGGTGACGAAATTATTAACATCTATATTCATAAATCTTTTAATATAGCTGGAGCTTTTGACAGAAAAGGCTTCCATGTTGTTATATCAGATGTTAATGATGACAACAAAAAAGCAAATGTCGGAATATTCAAATATGTGCATGAGCTTCAACACCTTCTCTTTGGATTAGGTCTTAACAGCTATATAGAGGTATATGTATGACGAATATTGAATTAATAAAAGTACTTCTTGATGACGTTAAGAAGTATGGCAGCAATAGGGAGGTGTTATTGAGTGATGTTGAATCTCTCAATACACCCGATATTCCTGTTAGAAATACGGTTAGCAATAAAGATGGATTCTTTATAGAGTTCAAGTATTAACAGCCTTCGGGCTAAATAGTGAGAATATGAAATGGGAAGTAAAATATCGCGATAAGGTACGTGATGAAATTCATTATGTAAATTATCCATATATAGACCATAGAGGGTGTGCTACAGACCCTTGGGGATTGTGGTGCAAAGATTTTGTACCAGAGCACTCTGATGGTTCTTTTTACGACTACTTAGGCGCAGAATTAATGTCGGATTAAATAACCGCCTCTTTGAGGTACAAATAAGTAATAATACTCGTTGGCGGAATTAAATTTTAAAAATATTTATGAGTAAAAAGTTGCACATATCGTTGATTTTAAGTAATTTAGTAGCGTCCAAACTATTAAATATAAATCATCGTATGCACAACTTATATACAAAGTTCGTAAAAATTCTTGAGATATGCAAGGAATTTTCAGAAAATCTTGTCAATGAATGTGGAAACATTCCACGTCGTGGTCAAGTTCCCAAGTTCTCTGACTTGGAAGTGGTTGCATTGTCGCTTGCAGCAGAATCGGAAAGCATAGACAGTGAAAACTGGCTTTTCGAATATAAGCTGCAGGAGTACAAAGACAAAATTCCAAATCTCATCTCACGCAGACAATTCAATGATCGCAGAAAAACTACCGCAGGTTTGTGTGAAGAGATCAGAAAGCGAATATCACATAAGATGGCTGGTGGCGAGGAAATCTTCTTCGTGGACTCAAAACCTATTCCTGTATGTCGAGTTGCTCGTGGAAAACGTTGTAAAATGGGGCGATTTGGTGAATATTCCCAAGCTCCAGACTTTGGATTTTGCGCATCGCAGAACACCTATTATTTTGGCTATAAACTCCATGCAGTCTGTGGGGTAAGCGGAGTTATACACTCCTACGACTTATCTAAGGCAAGCGTGCATGACCTGAAATTTTCCAATGACATAAAGAACTCTTATCATAATTGCTATTTTTATGGTGACAAGGGATATATTGGAGCCGACGTACAGCTTGATTTGTTTGAGACTGCACATATTAGACTCGAATGCCCATATCGGCTTAATCAAAAAAATTGGAGACCGACATTTATTCCGCTTGCTAAAGCAAGAAAGAGAATTGAAACATTATTCTCACAACTTACCGACCAATTCTTGGTCATTAGAAACTATGCTAAGATAACGAATGGTCTGTTTGCCAGAATCATTGGCAAAATTAGTGCACTAACCATTCTACAATATGTAAACTTTATCAATAATAAGCCCATTGGCAGAGTTAAGTATGCACTAAATTAATTCCGCCAACAGGTAAAGATTTATCTGAGGAAGAGTATAATGAGATTTTAACCATTATTGCGAAATTAGGTTATAGATTTGACTACTACAATCCGTCCCTCTATGTTCATAACCCAAAACACACAGGGTTAATTGTAAGAAAAAATATAGAGGCTTATGATGCAGGTATTGTTGTATCAGACAGGATTAGAAAACAAATTGTCAGACTTGTAAATGGTGAGCATATAGAAATCAATAAAAAAGCTAAAGAATATTTAAGATTCATTTTACAAAACTATGATAATGACATAAGTATGGAATCCTATTTTATAGATATATGTAAAAAAGTACTTAAAGAGTTGGAGGAAGAGAAATGACAGATTTTCTCAATAACGTTATACATCTCGATGATATTGTGTTGTACCCATCTACAAGCAAGTCTAATCATACTTTTATCAAAGGTAAGGTAATTGGTTTTACTAATACAAAAGTTAAAGTAGAAGTTATTAAGGGGTTAGAAGGTGAAATATCAGAAGGAGATGTGACCTTAAAGGATAGTAGTAAAGTAATAGTAATAGAACAAGCTATAAATAAAGATATAATATATATTGAAGTATCAAACATTACAGAAAAGAGGGGAAGAATAATACTTGACTCTCATAAGGCAAATACTTTTAGAAAATATGTGAGTGCACAGATTGTTGAAAAGCTACTTGAAAAACTGAGAGTGGTTTGTGGAAATGATTCTATGCACTTTATTGATAAACAAATTAAATATATAGAAGAATTATGACACGTGAAGAAGTTAAGGATTTATTGCCTATCTTGCAAGCGTTTGCAGAAGGTAAACAAATACAGAAATTATCGTCTGGTTTCTGGGTTGATATTGATAGTTTTTACTCCAATAATACAGGACCTTACCGCATCAAGCCCTCTCCTAAGTACAGACCTTTTGCCAATGCAGAGGAGTGCTGGAATGAAATGTTGAAGCATCAGCCGTTTGGGTGGGTAAAAGACAAAGATGATGGGCATTATGTGTTTATCAGCTATATTGATACTAGAGACGGCATATGCTTTAGTAGGTCAGGGAATTGGTCTTTTGCTGATGTAGATAAATATTATATCTTTGCCGATGGTTCTGTTTTCGGAATTGAAGAAAGCTAGGGTTGAGAATGAAGCAACACAAGATAGATTCAGAACTGAAAGACAAGATAGTCTCTTGGCTCACTGACATAGCAGACAGGGCAGAACATTTGACTACAGGCAATGTTGCTCACAACAAGGCTTACATCGGTGGTGTTGCTCGTAGGGCTGCTGAGTATGTAACAAAACATAGTGTTGAACTTAAAGGAGAGTGATATGGAAGTATTAAAAGATTTTTCTCAATTATCAAAAGGTTGCGAAATTACATTTGTAAAGAATGGAAATATCAAGCACTATGAGTTTCTCATGGTGCATCCCAATCATGGCAAATATATTTTAGCAATAGAAAGTTGGACGCAAGAGGTTGCAAGAATTTATATTCCTAATCTCTTGAATGGAGATTATTACATTGGTAAATATAGTGAAATTTTCGTGTATGAAGAGCGTATAAAATTTCACCAACGTATGATTAAGTGTCTTGAACAAAGAATAAAGGAACTTAAAGAAAGAGGTTATGAATAAAGATGTCATTATTAGCTTAACTTATGAGCTTAAAAGTTATTTAAACTCAATCGCTTTTTATCAAGAAAAAGCAGCGGAGGTAACTGAAAAAATCAAAAAGTATGAAAATGGAGAGTATGAGACAAATTAAATTCAAGGGAAAGAGCCGAGATACAAAGAATTGGGTCTATGGCTCATTGGTGAAAACTCCTTTCGGTACATTCATTGAGTGGTACGAGGATTCTGTTTGCAACAAGGTAGAGATTGACCCTTCCACCGTCTGCCAGTACACAGGGCTGAAAGACTGCAAAGGTCAAGATATTTGGGAACACGATTTGCTTGAACTTCAAGGTTCGTATGAATATAAATATTCAGAAACTATTTTTGAGGTATTTTGGAATCCCGAGATAGCGAGTTTTGTCTTGGTGTACCTTAAGTCTAAAGGTAATTACCCGAGCAAGACATTAGGAAAGAGTATAAGTTGCTTTCCTCTTGCTGTTATAAGTAACAGATTTGATAAGGAGGAAGGCAAATGACACCAGTAGAATACATCAGACTAAAGGCACAGATTGCCATCTTAAAGGAGATTGCCTTTGATTACTCAGGCAAGACAATAGACAACATTATTCAGCAAATGGAAAGTAGAGTGAAGGAGGTGGAGAAATGAAAAGACTTTTGAAAGCAATGGGAGTGGCAATAACTTTCATTGCAACATTTATAGCTATGATAGCCGTAGCTGCTGTTATAATAGTGGCTATAGTATGGTTGCTAATAATGTGTGGAGTAAATCTATTCCTCTCCCTTGCAATAGCTTTCTTTGTAAGTGTATTTATTTTTATAACTGTAGATTATTACATTAATTGGAAGTAGCTTATGAAGATTAGACTGGCAAAGAAGATTATGAGTGCTAAAAGAAATACTTATTGGAATGGGAAGTTCAATCTGTATTGTATGTGGTCTAGGACTCTCAATGAAAAAGGAATCAGAGACCACCGCATCACCAAGGCGATAAGTTTAACAAGAAAGAGATAACTTATGAGACCGTTTACAGAATATCACGGAAACCTCTATTGGCGTGACGAGAAAGAAGGAGGTCGTATGAAGCAGATATTCATCAACGACCGCAACGGCATTTTCATCAACGCCGCCGAACTTGCAAAAGGCAAGAAGGAGGTGAAGTTGCAATTAGTTATCTCTCACTACAACAAGAACGCATACAACGACGATAATCAGTATGAGTGGTATGACTTCAAGGATGGTGAGTTCGTTAAAGACAAATCAAAATACGATTAGCTTATGGAAAAGAAAGATATAATCGAAGCACAGCGCAAGGCTTTCGATGAAGGTTGCGTGTTGTTTAACACTTGCGAGGGTGTCGTGAAGATGAAATCGAAGGATATTGTTAATCAGCCAACAGATGGATTGCTCTACGACCTCAACAGAGACGAGGCAACCGGTAACGACTATATTCGACGAGCAGAAGCTAATGAATGAATTAGCAACAATCAATGTGCTCAAGTTTCTACACGGACAGTATAGAAATAAAAAGTAATTTTTAAATCATAATAAGAAATGGTAAAAGTAAAGATTAAGAAATTAACAGAGAATGCGGTAGTGCCTACGAAAGCACACCCGACAGATGCAGGATTCGACTTAACTGCTACAAGCCGAGAAATTGATGGCGATAACAATGTCGTCTATGGTTTCGGATTAGCTTTTGAGATACCAGAAGGATATGTAGGTTTGCTGTTTCCACGTTCCTCTATCTGTAAGAAAGATTTAATCCTGAGCAACTCCGTAGGTGTTATCGACTGTCATTATCGTGGCGAGGTTTCCGCCAAATTCAAGGCGGCTTTCGTTGAAAGCACAGCACGTATGTATCATATTGGAGAACGTTGTGCGCAGATGATTATCATGCCTATCCCACCTATCGAAATCGAGGAAGCCGAAGAATTGTCCGAAACAGACAGAAGCGATGGAGGTTATGGTTCAACTGGTAAATAGCCTATGCCTTGGCAATCAAAAGTTCCAGGACTGACGGAAAAAGTCTTGGAACTTTATCCAACGATGTCTTCAAGAGAGATTCACGATGCCACAGGCTTTGCTTTATCTTCGATTATCCGATGCGCAAGGAAAAACGACCTAAAGCATACCGAAGAGGCGCAAGCGAGAATCAGAGCTTACGTCCGTGAGAGAAGACAAGATGGGCAAAGGAGACGTGACTACTCAAAGTTGAGCAAGAAAGTTTCCCACACAAGAACAATGGAGGCTTGGCGTGTTCGTAGCGGCTTAAAGAAAGAAACTAAGTACAAGGTGCGAATTACACCGAAAAGAGTGCAGTGCGCAATGTATCACCTATCAAGGAAATACGATTATTTCTATGAGACAGTTGATGATACCACCTTGTATTATGATTCTCGAACAAAGCGAGCAAACGAGCAATACTACGTCGATAAATATGGCATCAAGTTCGAGCAAGCGGACGAAGAATGATATTTCTGTGCATTATATATAATTAGGGGCGGCTATCCTTCTCGGACGGTCGCCCCTTTTTGTTTTCACAACTAACTAATCAACAAAAACTTAACAAAATAATAAAAATGAAAAAGAATGTACCAGTATCATCATTTGTGTAATTTCAATCTCCAGTATATCCAACCGATGAAGGCAAGTACGCCGATGAAGATTATGACGGCGAAGGCTTTGCCCAATCCCAAGAAAGTCTTGTCGGCGGACGATAATTTCTTTTCTGTTACGATGTTCACTTTGTATGGTATCGAATCACGAACAACCAAAGTATCCGACTTGTTTCTTACGATGTATCGGTCTTTGTACTGGAGTCGAAACTTATCCTTAAAGACAGTATCGCCTCGAATGTAAACCGATACGCTGTCGTGAACATAGACGGAATCCAACTTCAAGAAGCTATCCGTCTTGTTTACAATCCTGTCCCTGTACTCTGTGACTGGCACGTACTTTGTTGTAGTGCATCTACAGAAGAGCGAGAGACAGAAGAAGGAAATGGCGCATATCATTAACCATTTCCACCAATCTAAGTTTAACATTCTCATAACTTCAACATTTAATAGTTTTACCTGAATACGTGAGCGAGCCGTACTTGATAGACTCGACCCTTGTTGTCCATCCGTTCTTGAAATATTTCCAATTCTTTCGGCTGCGAAGATACACCATGCGAACTTGTTTTAGCAAGTCGAATAATACTTTATCGCCACGATTAAAGCCATTAATTGCCCCGATTGTTACCCTGCCAATAATACCATCAGCGGTAACACCTACAATCTTCTGAATAACCTCCGTAGCCTTAGATACACCACTGTGCCAGGCGAAATCGACGAGCATGTTGGCAATGCTCTGATTGTCTATCAAATCAGCATTGCATTTGTCCCAATAGTACTTCTTGAAGATGTTGTTCCATTGCTCCGTGGTTATGTTCTTCAAGTCATTTACGGTTTTCTTCCTGCCAAACACCGAGCGAAAGGTGGTTAGTGTAACCCCTTTATTCGTATGACCTCCAGGGTCGTTTGGGTTATTGACATAACCTCCTTCGTGAGAGAGGATGAATGGAGCTAATACCTTATGATTTGCCATCTTGTGCCTCGCTTTCTTTGTTAAGACCATCCTCTAAAGCCTCGCCAAAAGTCTCATTCTTAGATTTGGCAATAGCCACAATGATAGCCTTGACGAAGCCTGTTATTGTTTTCTGCTCTACGTTTACTCCGTGTAGATAGAAGAAATGCCCGAAGAAACTTTTCGCTTCGCACACTACGGCGATTGCAGTTGCTCCAACACCTCCGAAAATGTGATTGACACCAATCGGCTCTAAAATAGCCATACCGATAGCCATACCAACGACTACCCAAACGATATAGTCGATAATCTTGTTACAACTTCTACGCACAGCCCTAGACGTTCGCCACTTATATTGAACCATCAAGAGTTTATCACCTGCTTTCTCTGCTTCCGAATACCGCCGTGAGCTTTCACCCCAACCATAGCGGAAATCGGCAATCACGCACAAAGCTATCAATAACAGCATCCACCGCATATCGTAGAATACCGCTATCATCTCTGCGCTTAAAAG